TTACAGGCTCTCCATTATAAATAGCAGCAGACTCAGCAGCGTCGATTTCATATGCAGACTGTCCTTGAATAGCTGGAGTATTTCCAACTCTCATTACAGGCTGCAATCCGAACCCGGCTGTGTTTCTATTTGCCATGATTATTGCTCCTTGTGTTTACAGTTTTACCTGTAAACGGTTAATTTAAATTCGTTGGTTGGAGAATTGTTAAAAAATTAACTTTTCTTTGTACCACCGAAGGTTACACGTGTCTGTCGATCAATATTGATCGGCATACTTGGATGCTGTTCCTTTAGAAGATCGTGGTCTATAGCTTCGTCTCGAGCTTCCGTTTGCTTACGGTAGTATTCGTCACGTTGCTTTGCGAGCTCTTCAGGTATCCTAGCCAGCAATAGGCCACCAACCCCAATGATCCCAGAGTACTTGCCATCTTTGACAACTGGATAATCTTGGCCGTCATATTCGTCAGCTCGTACTAATACCCATCCAGACCTTAATTTGCCTGTAATGTTTTTAGTATCATCAAAGCCAACACTTTCAGCCCTTATCCATTTATGCCTAAAACCTTTAGGTGGCTTGGGTGCATCTAGAGATGATGGTTGAACCCACACTTTGGGTCTTTCAGATTTAGACCTGGTTTGATTCGCACGTGAGGTTTGTTTAGTTTGTTTTGTCATATGCTTATGCCTCCGTCGTGATTTTTAATTGTTTCGCATACTCTTCAAGTGGCACTCCTAATTTTTTAGCAATTGCTACCTGTGAAGAAGTGAGTCGCACAGTTTTGCGCCCAGGTTTTACGATTCTTTTAACAGAACCAACAGTCTGAACTGGTTCGGACGTTTCTACACTACCACCTTTACCAAATTTGTGGGGAAAGTCAAGTCTAATTCTTCGGTTTATTTCCTCATAATAGTTATTTGACTTAGGATCAAAACCTTCCTTTTCCACTAAATCCTTATGGATTTCAAAAGCAGTAAAAGTCATGGCTCTATCTCTTCCAAACCATGTATTTTTTGCTGCCCATCCTTCCGCTTTTGGATCAGGATCTGGTAATTCAGATGGTGTTTGTCTTGGTAAATAGCCACCATCAGAAAGTTGCGCTGGTTTTTCTTTTTCTTCTTGTTCAACTTGAGCTCTATATTCTTTAGTTTGTTCAAGTTTTGCATTTTCAAACGCAAGAGAAGCAATTCTTTTATTTGCTTCGACTTGAGCTTCTGCATTACCTGATTCAATGGCAGCAGCCAATTCTTTTTGTGCTGATTCCATTCCAGTTTTAACACTGGTTTCAAGTTTCTTAACATATTCGGAATCTGCTTTTTGAAAGCGAGATGCCATAGTTTTTCGTTGAGATTCTACAGCTTGGGCATAATCAAGGGCAGCCGCTTCTCTACGTTCAGCCTCACGCATCTTACGCGTCAATTTAGCAATACGTCCTTGAACTCCTTTACTATATTCTTCTAACTTTTGATCTTCCGAAACTTTTTCGGGTTTGCTATCCTGAACATCAGACTCGACATCAGATTTCTCAGATGTGTCATCGGGCTTAGGACTGTCTTTAATAGTTTCTTCATTAATTGGTTCCTTTGTTTCTTTGTCTATGTTTACTGTGTCCTCTGGTAAATCGACATCGGCTCCTGGGCCGGTTGTGTCAATGTCAACCATTGGTCCTTTTACTTTCTCTTCTTTTATTTCAGATTTAGTATCTGGCATAGTTCCTCCTATGGTTAAAATTCATGCAAGAGATCCTTCGGATCCTTGATGGTTGCTAAAATTTCGTCGTCATTTAGCAGACGTACTTCCCCATCTTCAATTTTTATTCGGGATCCTGCATAACGTGCAAAGATTACCCAATCTCCGACCTTGCACCATGGTCCTTCAGGAAATCTTTCTTTATCATAAGCTTGGCCTCCCATAGCCAATACATTTCCGCATGTGGATGCAATTTGAGATCTTTCGATAACATCATCAGAATAAATAATTCCCCCTTTACTTTTTTCTGCCGCTTTAAAAGGTAAAACTAAAATTCTCCAACCAGCTGGTGCTGGAAGTTTATCATGTTCAGTTTTATATTTTTCTTGTAATGCTAATCTATGTTTTGGATTTTCGGTTGATGTCGACGACTGTTCCTTTGCTGTCATTATGCTCCTTATTTTCAAGCAGGTTAGAGATGTCCTGTCTCACTAATTCTAGTGCGTTAATTTGTCCGATAATATACTTGTAATTTTCCATATTGTCAACATTACCGGATGTGACACTTATGGCCAATTGTTGAATACGAAATTCTGTATTTCTCTTTAATTTATAAAGTATTTGTAATGGGTCTAAAGCCATTATCCCTTTCTTTTTGCAGCCATTTTTTTAAAAGTCTTAGCTAAAGCTTTAGCTCTACCTGTACATCCTGGCTTAGTTATTGGAGTACATTTTCCTTCAGTGCCTCTAGTCTTAATTGATTTAGTAACTTTTTGAATCCATTTACCGTTACCACCTGCTTTAAGACCTATTCGTCCACCGTCACGATAGTTTGCTATTTTACTTCTGCCTCTAATTTCTATTCCCGGCATAAATAGCTCTTAAGCTTTTTTCCAGTCTCGACCTCGTCTACCCCATTTGCCATAAGATAAATCTCGTTCTTTTTTAGCTGCTTTAGGATTCTCCTTCGTAGCTTTTCCTTTTCCTAAACGCATGCCAATAGACTCATCTTTTTTATCAATATAGCCTTGAGCTTTTCCTCCTCCGGATTTTTTAACTCTTGCTGAAGAGCCTTTAAATCTAGGTGGAGTCCAACGGGTTCCAAAATCATTTCTCATAATAACCTCATTATAGTTGATTTAACTTTATTTGTCCAATGTCTTTTTTAAACTTTTTGCAGATTAACTGCGGAAGCACCTTTTTCGCCTGTTTTAACATCAAATGTTAACTGATCTCCTTCAATTAGATCTAAGCTTGACGCTTTAGCTGCTGAAGAATGAACAAACACGTCTTTTTCTTTGTCTTCTCTTTCAATGAAACCATAACCTTTTGTTCCATTGAACCATTTTACTTTGCCTTTTATACTCATATTATTTTCCTCCTTTCTTTTTTAAATTCTTTAACTTTTTTAACTTCTTTAAATGTTTCTTTGTATCCGTAAGACCTAATTTAGGTTTAATTTTAGAAGTGATAGAATAGGGTTGCTTTAAACTCATTTTTTACTTTTTAGACCCACCGCCCCTAAATATCTGTGTTCCCTTTATACCAAATATGCTCGCACATACAAGTATCCATAAATTTGTAAACCATGACGGAAGCGCTTGGAAATGCTCAAAGAAAGTATTTATCTTGATCATCGCAGCCGGATCGTCTGACCAGACCCCCCAGGCAAGCACAATTATGGGCAGTGTAAGAATCGCCAAAACGATTTCATCTTTATAGTCATTTTGCCGTGCCTCTAAAAGTTTTCCCTGGTAAGATTCCTCGCCTCGGGCCATCTTCTGCGCGTGCATGTGCTGTGCATCAGCCATAGCCATTTTTGTTTCTTGACGCTTTTTATAAATATGACTTCCAGCATTAAGAGCTAATTTAATTGCGCTAAACCACATATTATTTATTACAACCTCTCATTATATCCGATAAATCTTTACACCTTCCTGGTGTTTGTTTGTTCCAGTTGCTATCTAACATTTCATCGGCAGCTTTGTCAAAGTTTCCAGCTCTGATTCCTTCCCACATTCTTTTAAACTTCATGGTTCTAGGCTTGCCTAATTGAAAACACATTTCACAAATGACACCTCTAAGATCCTGATTTACTTCTTCCAGTTCTTGAAGTAAGTTATCCGCAGATTGTAGAGCTTCGTTGAAATCAAGATTGAAAAGCTCTTCCAAAGTTTCTTTAGGATATTGCTGACCTTCCACAAAATGATCGGTGGATAGTACCAGATGACCATAACCAATAGTAGATTTACCCAGACTATCGGCATACACAGTATCTCTAAAGCCTTCGTGTTTTTTGATTCGTTCCTTAACATCATCCATAAGTTATAAATCCTTATTCGGGTCAAAATTAAAAATTTTAACACCTAATCTTTTTTGCTCATCTGTTCTTCCCCTATATATTTTTTGACCAGGCTTATAACCATTGCTAAACTTAATATTTCTATAATAAGATTTGCGATAGTTTTGAGTCTTTACATCGTAAGCTGTATAGACTCCTGTAGTTAAATCAAGGGTAACTATATCTACTGGTCCCTTATTTCCAACCGGGGTAAAAACCACCAGGTTAGGATCCTTGGCAAATTTGGCTTGTGCTAGTAGTTCATTAGATATTCCTTTTGCTGCCGTACTCCTTTTGCTCATTTTATAAAATAGAAAAGGGAACCAACTAATCCACCCAGGATTAACAATAAGGTTCCCGCACCTTTTCCGCGATTCATATCGGC